ATGTAGGATATTTAGTCTTCCATCCTTTGAATGGTAACGCCTTGCGCGCTACGTTAACAATAAATGTAGACTCAGGGTTTAAGTTTGATATAGAAGTGGATTTCCCTGTACCACTTGCGCCAACTATTAATAATTCTTGTGCCATTACTTTTTGTTTTCTTCTATTGCTTCGGTTAATTCTGTTTTTAATGCTTCTATTAATTCAAGTATAGTTGTAACTTGCTTTTCTTTAGAAACCTTTGAGTTCCATGCAGCTATAAGATACTCTTGATGTTCTTTGCTACGAACTGTTTCTGGTTGGGGTTTTGGTTCCCACCCCCACATAATTGGTTTTTCTTCCATGATTAAAATAAATTGATTTCGGTTTTTAC